TTTCAAGCAGGGTGACAAATTTGCCACCTGCGCCAGCAACAGTTACCACGTCAACGCTGGTTAGTGGATCGTCCACTAACGATTCGATGATTGGTCCTTCTCTACCCTCTGCTTCTCCAATATAAGAATTGCCCATGGCGTGAATCGAAAGACCCACGTCATTGAACATTTCCTTTATTGCTGGAGCGTAATGAGAGTAAAATTGAACATCTGCAAACAGTCCGTCTTCACGGAACACTGCATCTGTTACAAGTTTTCCAGCAAGCTGGTGTACGTCACGTTCTGGTCTGTCGCTCGACTCAGAGTAAGACGGATGATTCATAAAGACTTTGGTTCCGGCTTTAAAAACACCGGGGCCATATTCACGCAGCATGTCAGAGCCATAATAGCCAGAAGATCCCCAACCGGACTGAATAACTTTAACGTGCCATTTATTATTTTTAGACTCGTTGGCTTCAAAGCCAAGAGACTCGGACAGCTTAGTGGTCATAATGCTCCATAACAGAATTATCTATTACAAATCATACCATAAGCAATTGGTTGTGCAGGTTATTCGTTGTCGGCATCACGCAGATCGTTTGCATTATCCTGCATCGATCCAACTGCTCCGTCGTTACCCTGACCCGGTATCGGGCTGTCATTAGATTCAGGGTCGTAAACGGGTGGAACACCTGAATGCAACTTAGGAACATCAAGCGTTTCAAGAACAGCAGCACGATACTCGTCGTCCCAGATTGCGTTGGTCTCCCGAGCTAGTGCAAGAGCTTGCATAAGTCTTTGTGATGGCTCAATCTCAATCTTGGGCCAGTTAATGTCTACGGTGTTTGCACCCATCCACATTAGAACCCTGCGATAGAAAGTGGTCCACACAGCTTGGCGAGACTCCATTGCCTTTACGGTTGGAGCGTCAAGAGTAGCTGCGGTTCCGTAAGAGCCAGACCCTCCAGGATCGCTGAGTAGTGCAACAACTGAAATCTCTAGAGCAGAAGCCACCATAGATGCAAGTGGTCTTCCTGTGCTCAAGTCAACATTGTTTCCTCTAGGCATCGAGCTTAGCTCCATACCGTCGCCCATCACTGCAGTTGAGCCAGCGGTAGCCTTGGTTGCAATAGAAGCAGCAGCTGCAGTCGCACCAGTCTTTGTCTTTGACCTTAGTTGCCAAGCAAACATCGACAAGGACTTTAGCATCCTTGCGCCGTCCTTTAGATACTCGTTGTAAGCGTGAGCCCAAGGTAGAGCTGGCAGTGCATCAGGGACACCCCATATCCGTCCACCACGTCGGTTGACACGGCTGTAGAACATAACTTTGGTGCCGTCTACTGGCTGGTTCATAATAGTCGTTGAGAACCTGCCTGAAGGCTTGTAGGTGTCAACTGGGTACCAGACATCTCTAGCCGAAGAAGTCTCAAGACCAGTTGGGAAATTTACATCAGTTCTAGTCCAAGTCCTGCGAATGTATCTAATGCGTTCTGAATCATCAGGGTCAGTCACAGCACCAGTGATCTCCTCAAAAGGGATTCGCTGCAATTGCTTAGTCTTGTTGTCGGCAAGGATAAAGAACTGACCATCAGTAAAGTGGCTACGCTCGTTAATCATCTGAGCCTCGGCGCTAAACAGAACGTCTTGGTTCTGCTGGTCTTCCATAATCCTGCGCACTCTGGGTGGCTGGTCACCAAAGACAACGCCACGACCGAAGACATAGCTTGTTCTCATAGCAGAACCACGCTTTAGTAGAGGGTTTCCCTCTGTTACCTCACGGATCTTAGCTGCAGAGATTTTAAGTTCGGTAAGAGTGAAGCCATTGACACCGTATTGAACGCCAACTGGATTCCAACCCTCATCATCGAAGGAAAGGATTGCACTAGCCATCGAAGCATAAGACTCACGAAGTAATTCGTTTTCTGATGACATTGCTTGAAAGTCTGCTAAAAAGTCTGAATCAGCCACTAAAAGTCCTTAAAAAGTATGTAAAAGCAGTCTACCATACCCAAGAACCATAGAAAGATTCACTTTGGAACTGAATCTCTGGGTCCATAAGTATCCTGTCACCCACCTTTGAGTCGCCAAATGGAGAGTTAAAGATGTTATCTAGGTTCACAGATGCGTAAACAGCAGCGTCCAAGTTGTCAGGAGAGTGAACTCCTCTGGATTTCATGTCGTCTTTGGACTCTATCTGAATAGAACCAAGAGATGAGAACTTATATCTAAGCATCATCATCTCATCCATCAGGTCTTTGTCATCAGGGTCGATGTCAATTTGACCTTCAAGCATCTGCTCCCGAAGGGAGTCGAAATTATAGGCACGAGCATTGAACCATCTAGTCCTGTCTGGCGAGGCAGCAGAACCCATCATAGATATAACAGTGTACTTATCGTCAGCAAGAACAGCCAACTGGTCGATAACAGGCCCACCTAGTCCAGCGCCGTCAACTCGAACCTGATTGGCTCCTAGCTCAATGGCAGCTTGGTGAACCCTGTTGGCGCTCTCAACCGAAGTAGCCTTACTCCAACTTGAATGCTTCCGCAGTCTGCCACCTTGGTTGGTGTAGATAACACTGTCGTCCTCACCGAAGCGGGCAAGGTCAACGCCCATTACTATTTCTATCTCTGAATCTTCTTCAAACTCAGCGTCAACAGACTTATCAAGAGCGGTCTGGCTAAAGAACGCAGTGTCGTCCTCGTCTGGGAACTCGCCCAGCACCTTGGACTTATATCTTGCAGAGTCTTCGCCCCAAGCAATCTTCTGCCTGTCAACCCAGCTTTGCTGGATCAAAAGCGGCTTCACTTCTTCTGGAACCCACTCGCCTGTGAAGTTTGGAGAATCGAAAGCCGAAATTTTTATTTTGTTCCAAGTCTCGTCTTCACGAAAAATCCTGTGGAACTCTGTGCCTCTGCGGTCAGGGTTACCAATTGCTAACACTCTAGAGTCAGCGGAGGTTGTAACCGCCTCAGCAGCGGTGTATAGGTCTACTGGGATACCACCAGCTTCGTCAAGGATTACAAATACGTATCTACGGTGGATACCCTGAAAGGCAGAAACGATGTCTGTGTCAGAAGGTCGCCTACCGAAACCAAGCAGCGTTCCAAACTCATCGTCAAGCTTCCACTCTTCTGATTGGTTGATGTGCCCGGGCAGCTTGAAGCCTCTGATGGCTGCTGCCTTGTAGTTGTCTTTTAGCTCACGGAATAACACACGAGCAATCTGAGGGTAAGTAGGAGCTGAGGCAATCATTGCAACCTCGTAAGGGTCGTGCACTGCAACCCACCAAGCACCTAAGATGCCAGCGGTTGCACTCTTGCCAGCTCCGTTACAACTTACCACGGCAGTGTGTGTGTTGTCAACAATGCTTCCAGCGATCTCAGCTTGCTTAGACCACATGTGCTTGCCAACTACATCAGATGCCCAAGCAACTGGGTCGTTGAGGTACATTGAGTTTTTGCTACGGCGACGCATCTCCGCAACAACACCGTCAATTGCACCTTCAATCATGCTTGGGTTTTATCCGTACTATAGAAGCCAGTTCCGTTAAAAGTAATCTGCGGGGCTGATACCACTTTGTTCATTGCCTTTACGCACACTGGGCAGTACACCTGTGGCGTGTGAACCATCAAGTGACTGATCTCAACTCGTTCTTCGCACCAAGGGCACACATACTCGTATAGTGGCATTAGTTTTCATCCCGTTCCTGCTCTAGTTCGTACTTGGCTTTAACCAATCCTTCAACCACTAGCTCATCAAGCTCACCCTTTGGAACTTCTGGGTATCTTGACAACAGCTCGCCCTTTGCAAAGTTCAACGCTGCATCCATTGCCTTCATTAGCACACGCTCTTGATACTCACTAAGTCTTATAACATCGTGCTCTAGCTTTATGTTCTCTTGGTCTAGCCTTCGACCAATCTCCTGAAGCACCTTTAGCAGCAGCCTAGCTGAGTCCTCGTCCTGCATCTCAACAGCACGGGCAGTCAGGCTGTCCTTTAGCTCGTTTAGTTCATAGAGCAGTAGCTGTCGGCGTTCCACCTCTGACCAGATATCACGACGTGACAGGAGTTGCTTAATGTGCATGACAGCTTGAGCTGCAGGTATACCCGTCAGCTCTTGCATCTCGTCGCCTGACTTACCAGCGGCAGCTGCTCGAATAAGCGTCTCGTCTAGTAGGGAGACTGGATTTTGTGACATGATCTAATTATACCTTGTCTTCAGCCCTCAAAAGCGCCAAAACTTCATCTAGCTTTTTTTCTAGTGTCTCTAGATATAGAGCTGTGCCAAACACAATGTCGGCTACCTCTGCTAATGTTGCAGGCTCTTCTTGGGGGGCGGCTTCCTCTGTTAATCCACGTGACATTTTCTTCTCCTTGTTTGGTTTTTCTAAAAAATCATACGGGAAATTTTTTAGAGTTGCTGTTTGGGTAAAACTTTACTTTGAACCAACTGCTAGGAACGCCATAGTAATAATGTCTATCTCGTCGCTGTGGGTTGCTATCTCGAAGTAGCCATCGTACTCAGCTTCCATGTTTCTATAGAGGGTGACTGCCCAGACATCAACGAAGTCATCCTCTCCTGCGGGATCGATTAACTCTATTTGCATTTCCAAAGAATCTAGGCTATCGTCTGCCTGAGTGATTCTCACTGTAATTTCGTTCATGCCAGTATCCTATCACGCAGGGAGGGGAATCACTGTAAATCTGCCTGAAGTACATACGGTAGGGGAAGGTATTATATAGACTGGAGACACCCAAATAAAATGATTTCTTTACGGCTTAGTAGGTGCGCTAAGAAAAGCTTTTCGATGCCCCTCGGGGGCATTCCTTTCGTTTGGTTCTCTCGGGGCGCTTGCGAGCTTGCGAGCCAATCCGCAGGATTGCGCCCCGAAAAAATGGGGGACATCTGGACATAAGAATACCCCGACACGAATGTCGGGGCATTCTCGGTTTTGCTAGTGCTTGCTTATCTCAAGCGCCTCAAGAACTAGCTCGAATTTCTTCTCTCGGATTAGGTAAAAAAGTGGCTTTCCACTTTTGACATAATCAACAACCGCTCTCGCCGTTGCAACTCTGGCGCTGTGCAATTTTGGGCTGTCGGTGTATCGGAATGTCCGAAATTCAATCGTTGCCTTTTGGCTTGATAATGGATAGTCGTTTGGGTCTTGCCTGTCGCTCTCTTCAAGCGATAGATACCTGATAACGCCTGCTGGATTCACACTTGGTCGTGACCCTCGCCACTCCCCTTTTGTTGCTAGTTCGTGTAGTTCTTCTTCGTTTTGGTGGTGGTGGTTGTATTCGTCCTCATCTGCCCCGAACACCGCTGGAAAATTCCGCATAATCGCTGTTCCCAATCTGACCACCGAAGCAACCTCACGGAAGCTCAAATCACGGGCGTCTATGTGCGTATGAAATCCCCAATTACTCAAGTCTTCCGAATAGTCCTCATCACAACCACAATCAGTGTCATCACAGTCACCACACCAATAGCGGAAATCCTCGGGGTCTAGTCCCGTTTCGCCTAGCGCCTCGATGTAGTCGGTTAAGTGTCGACCCCAATCCCTATCTGTCGGCTTCGTTGTGACTTCATTCAACCCTCGGTTGTTGCAACTGCTGTAGTTCCTCGACCTATTGCATTCTGAGCAATTGCACGAATGATTACACTCTTGGCAACCGCAATTTCCTGAACCCCTCGGTATTGTGCTATCGCTCTTCGCCTCGTATACCGTCCCGTCAAGGTGGTGGGCGTGGTTGCCTGCCTCTGGGTGTTCGAACTCTGCGCCCCAGTATCTGACTCGACCTTGCTCTCTTGGGGTATTGGCTTGGATTAGTAGCTCCGTGTTCGTCAAGCGCCTTGCTGTGGCGCTTGGCTTGGTGGTGGTGGCTTTTGCTCTTGCGCTTGTTACTGACATTCTGTATCTCCCTAGTGTCGTGTTTCACGCCGTTTGGCGTTGGGTAAAAGCTATGCCCAAAACGCCGTTTCAGGTGAAAAACGCCGCATTTGCTTAGTAAACTTTAGGTGAACAGTTATCCACAGCTTTTGATCGAAATTGTGGATAACTTTTGGTAAAATCGACCCCCTTTTTTGACCCCCCCCCTGCCCCCCGAGTTCAGGCAACCAATAATTTAGAGAGATAGGACATACCCAAAATGCGGGGGGGGAAATACTGAGAGAGAGGATGATGTAAGTTTTGACGGGGGCAGTTTTACGACATAGCGATGTAATCACCCCCAAGTTGGTGGCTTTTTCGGAATTGGTCAAGATTTCCTGCGTGTTGGTGGTTATTTGACCCCAATTCAGCACACCTACTTGACAAAGCACAAAGACAGCCACTAAGCTTCTACTCAGTAGCCAGTGGTGTAGATACCCCTAGTGTCGATTGACAGACCCCCCTTACCTGTCACCGCCACTGGCTACATTCTTTTTATCCAGATTGACTTGACATTTAGCAACATAGTGTCATAAACTATAGGTAGAGCCAAACAGGTTCAACGGCATAGCAATCCAGCTATGTGCACAACACGCTTGCTCGGCAAGCAGAAAGAGAGTCGCCTTATGTGTGGAATTGGAGGATTTAGTTTATCAACAAACTCAACTATCAACCCGAGAAGCCTTAGCAACTCAATACTGTCAGAACTAGACGCAAGAGGTAATCAAGCGTCTGGCTATGCATTCCGCTCGCCTAACAGCACCGGAACTTACAAGAAAGCCGTGTCTGGCGCTTCACTGTCTATGAAGGCAATGTCTCGCAAGTCAACCGATGTTATCTTGCACACCAGATACGCTACTCACGGGTCAATCAGCGTGTCTGCTAATAACCACCCCGTAATGTCTCCAGACAACACAATTGCTCTGGTGCACAACGGAGTTATCTATAACCACGACCTAATCAGAACGGAGATCGACCCAGAGAACCTACTTCCAGAAGTAGATACCTCAGTTGTTCCAGCTATCCTACAAAGCTATGACCGCAACTTCGACAAACTAAATATGATTGACGGAGATGCATCTGTAGCTTGGCTAGACCAGAACGACACAAACACAATGTGGGTAGCTAGGATTAGTCACTCTCCATTATTTATTGCGCAACTCAAGGACGGGTCATTCCTGTTCGCTTCTACGGAAGATATCTTGATGCGTGCTTTGGTAAAGAGTGGTTTAGATACTGAGCTTATTTATTGCGAGCCAGTTCCAGAGCGCACACTAATCGGAATCCGTAACGGACGAATGGACATCGTTCAAGCAATACCAGCACTTGACCCAGCTTATGAAGATAGCGCTTGGTATGGTTCTTATGGAAACTTCCGTAATATGACCTCTGGTGGGCACAACTCCACAAACGGGTCAATAAATACATATCCAAAGGGCATCAGCGACCTAGACGAAGATTACTACTTCTCTGGCTCAAGATACTCTGACGAAGAGTGGGCAGAATATAACGACACAAAAAGCTCCAACACAACACCCCGTTATGTTCAGTTCCAATCTGCTTGGGGAACTATCCTCAAGCCAGCAGAAGCCGACTATCCGAATGTAGAAGGTCTCACTGTGAATGACTACGGAGAGTATTTCAACTCCGCTGGTCACTTCGTAGGAGACCATCACGAGATGGAAGATTACGGACTCTTTGAAGGCTACACTGTTCAAGGCTAATTTTTGAACAGCACTCTCTCCCCGTATTACTATGCTATACATTACATATATATATAATCTGTAGACATAGGGACGGTGAGAAAACTCCAACTTTGGGACGAGTTTGTTTCACGAAACAGACCAAAACACCCTCTTTGGGACGAGTATGTTTCAAAAGGCAAAACACTACAACGCTATACACTACAAAAAACGCAACATAAAATAGCATTTTATGTCATAAAAAATGTAGCATTACCCGTAATAGCGTTTGCCCTTTTGAAACAAATACGCCCCATAGCACGAGTTTGTCTCACTTTTGGCACGAATATGTATCACCGGCACGAATATGTTTCATTCCGCTTCACAGAGCCTAAGGAGGGCACTTTGATAGAAGTCACCTACGCACCACAAACTGACAAAAATCGATCTTTGACCGACATACTCACCATTGAATCTGGCACGAATTACGACACAATTTACTTGGGTTCTATTGAGAGTAATATCCAGCTCGGCTTTGTCACTATGAACCAAAATGGAACTATGGAGTTTGTTCCAGCGACATCTATGGATAACTCTTATCCAGTTCGCTCCAGTTACACCTCTTGTTTGTTTGATGCATTCACGATGATTGCGAATGACTTGGACTTGGCAATCGAGTTCACGATAGCGGTCAACCGCAAGGCATCACCCCTTACTGGACAGGAGGCAAAATGAAGAGGATAGGAGTTTTTCTGATTGGCTTCGGCACGGTTTCAGCCCTCTTCTTGAGGACTACTAGCCCCGACCAGAGATTAGATTCAACCGCACTTTTGATAATCGCTGGAGCTTACTTCTTGACTTATGGAGTAATAGTCGATAAGCTGACATCACAACACAGCGAGACAACAATAATAAGGAGCAACCAGAATGACTAACACAGCAACAGCAACACAGGAGATATTGTTTTACCCAATTTACTTTGGCTATGGTTATGCACTTTGTAATAGTTGCGCCAAGTCAATCAACTGCACCAACGGAAAATACCTATGGCAACTAACCAGTTGCGATAAATGCAAACTAGATGTCAAGTAACGACAACACCAACACCAACGCCAACACAAACACCTAAACGAAAGAGGTAAGAATTATGGCACAGATTGAAGTTTACGGAATAGTAGCAACCACTCCACGAAGTCACACCACCCTCGATGGAAAATCGATCATCAGCTTTAGGTTTGCTGAAAAAAACTTGAACGCTCCTGAGCGACAAACCAACTGGTTCACAGTAACCGCTTTTGGAAGCTTTGCCGAGACACTAGAGGGCAAAGTATCCAAGGGTAGCTATTACAATGTCACTGGCGACCTGATGGTCAGAGATTGGGATAACGGAGAAAGCACCGGAACAGCAGTTGAGATAGAAGCTCTTATAGTTTCTGTAGCAACAGCTCCTGTCTCACACGAATGCGATTGCAGTGACCACAACACCAACACGAAAGAGAGAACTAATGCCTAACCATTGTTTCAACACACTTCTAATAGAAGGTAGCGCCAGAGACATTCAGCGCTTTGAAGAAAAGGCTGGAATGCCACACGCCAATAATCACGAGTCTTTTGAAAAAAATGATGTCGGAGTGATAGAGAGAATCCGAACCGAAGGTGTCCACGACACCGAGTTCTCGTTTTGGAACTTTGTATCACCAGCGCCAGAGATGCTTGACATCTACTTCGGGATAGAGAAAGACCCGAAGCAACTGCCTGACGACCGTAGAAACATCCAAACCATCTCAAACGAGTTTGAGATACTGGATGGCTGGTATCACTGGAATGTCCGTAACTGGGGAACCAAGTGGGATGCTTACGATATTGAGATACATCACCAGCCACCAACAAATCTGCTCTACACCTTTACAACGGCTTGGTCACCTCCGGAGGCTTTGTTCAACACTATGATTGCTCAGCACCCAGAGCTATACTTCGCTCTTGAATACGAAGAAGAAACTGGTTGGGGTGGAAAAATTACCGCCTCTAACGGTGAGCTGATCGAGGCATCGAGTTACGAAGAATCCGAACCTGATGAGGAGGAAGCTCTTGTATAGCTTCACCTCGACCAACACCGCCGGTAACGCCGTAGTTGTAGCAACAGACCAGCTCACTGGTTTGTGCTACACCCTACGGGTTCCGATGGAAAAGCTCTATAAGTCGGAGGTGTCCTACATCCTTGATACTGAGGATTGGGACGCTGAGGAGGACGATGGCTACTACGGCAGGGATTACACTATGACCGAGTTTCTGGAAGGGAACTCCCCAAAGCTGATTAGCTGGTGGGTTCAGTTCTTGTCACCAAACAGAACACGATTGAATGTAAGGAGAAAACTATGGCTAAGAAAAGTATCAGCGCTACTAACAGGGATAACCGCATCGGTTTACTGGTTATTGCGCAAGCGGTAGACAATATGGCTAACAAGGAGCTAATGATGGGTGTTGCCACTGAGGTATCACTCGACACGCTCCTGCTCACGATGTCAGTTGTTGAGCTATGCGCCGAGAACGGAGACAAAGCGTTCTCAATCCTTTTAGAAAGATTAGAACTAACACAAACAAGAATGAGAGAAAAGCTTTATGAATAACAAGATGAAAAATCTGGGGATGTATATCAAGTCCAGAGAGATGGAAGCCGAGCTGCTTATTAGACTCGCCTCTGAAAATGAGGAAGTCGAAGCGGGGGCATACCACGAAGGAAGGCTCGATGCACTTGTGCACACCTCGACAATAATTGACGGAGTGCTAGCAGGAGAAGAGACCATACTCGACAAAAGAGCAGAGCTAAGAACTATCACTGACCTAGAGGTAGAAGTCTGGGACAAGATAGATGATTATGCCCCTGACCAAGCACCGGTGATGTTTATCAGCATCTACAACGGAGACACCTCCGGTGAGTGCACCAGTGTGCTAATTACCGATATGGAAGCTATGTCCTTGACCGGTAAGAACCTAAAGGAGCTGGAAGGCTTCACCGAGTGGCTAAACGCTGGTGAGCTAATGAAGTCAAACCTGTCACCAAGATTGGCTGATTGGACGATGAGCGTTATCTCTAGCTACTTAGACATTCCGCTGAATGAGATGAAACTGATTTACAGTATCGCTTACGGCATCGAGACATTAGGAGAAAAATAATGGAACACTACTTTGCACAGGATGGAAACTATGGCAATGCCGAAAACATTGTCCTTATACACACTGATGATTGGACGGACGACGACTTCAACACAGTGATAGACGCACACGAAAACGATAGATTGGAAACGGCTAAACGAGTCGCTCTTTCAAAACATACCAATGTAAGATTACTAGGACTATAACAAGGAGATATATTATGATTACTAAATACACACTAACCGCAAAAGGTGAAGTAGACCGCATAGCCAGCTTCCTAACGGACTTGGTAGAGCGTGGTTCAACCTCACTGAACAAGAAGTATAAGCTCAGGATAAGCAACATCTCTTGGGACACCGATATGGATAACAACAGTGTTGTCAAAGCTGGCATCTCAGTTGATTCCAAGTTCATATCCAGTTCGGACCTTGACGACATCCGAGACAGCTATGCAATACGCCTAACCAACAAGAAGGTGTCTAATGACAAAGCTATCGCCTAATGCGCAATCTGCGCTCAATAAGGTAATCGGTTCACATACCTCATACAGAGTGGCTAAGGAGAACTTTGAAGCTGAGCTTCAGAAAGAGCTCGACTCAAAGCTTGAGAGTTATGTCTCTGACCGCAACACCTCCGTAAAGCTGGCTGACATCGCCGGTGTGCCTCGAACTCAGATCGGTAGAGCTATGGGGACAACTAACTATCGAACAGTTCAGGACATCCTTGAGGAAGCCGCTGGGACAATCAACACCACGCAATCTGCTGACAAAACTTGGTCTGTGGTTGAGACATCTAACGGCTGGGAGCTGGTAATCAACGGACTAGGTGCAGGAGCCGTAAGTGGCTCCGCAATCGTAGCTGGTGTTGATGGTGAGCTTATCTATGTAGATGGTGACCCGTTCGTTGTGCCACAGGTTTATCGCAATGGCTTGGCGGAGGATATCATCGGAGTAATTAGCTAATGGAATTGCTAGTGATGCCGCTGGTCTGGATATTCATCCTGCTACTGGTTCACATCGAGAACAAAGCTTACGACAAGAAGTATCCACCCGCCTCTGGTTACGGACAGAACTTAGGCGGGGGCGAAGATGATATCTATCTACGCCACGAACAATACAACAGATACGAACACAGAGAATACTAAGGAGAGCAAAATGGATACCAACGAACTAATGAAAAAGATATTGGAGATAGCTCCTGACGCTATCTTCAGTGATGATAACGGTGCAATTCAGGTTGACACTGGTCTAACGCCTTGTAAAGAGTGTGAAGAGCTAATGGCAACCGACCTGCACGAAGAAGAATTAGGAATGTGTGTCGATTGCTCCAACGCTTACTTCGACCACTCAGATGAATACGAAAAGGAGACAGCATAATGACCAGTTACACAGTGCAAAAAGAATTTACAAGTTGGGAAGAAGTAATCGTGGAGGCAAGCTCAGAAGAGGAAGCCCTAGAGATAGCCCAAGAAAAGTGGCACGAATTTGACTATGAAGGGGCAGGAGACTATGAGCCAACAGGCTATTGGAATGTTTTGCCACCAGAGCAAACTTCGGCAGACATAGGTATCTAAGGAGAGATATGTATTACTTATCAGAAGAAAGGGAGCTGGATATGTTCCTTTGGGACGAGAGCACCAGCGCCGAAAATATGCTTGACCTAGTAGGGCTTGGCACTTTGGTTCAGCTCCGAGCTATAAACACAGGTGGAGATTACGAAGTCTGTGTCAACATCCCTCAAGAAGAGTTCCCGTTTCAGAAGTCAATGTTCTTTCGTGACTTTGATACAGCTAGGTCTTACATAAAGAGCCTGTATCCAGAGACTGATTGGGAGACAACGGGGTGGTAGATTCACCACTAGTGCCATACGCTTACCAAGAGAGTGACATCCAGAAGCTCATCGACAACGATGGCACTGGCATTGTCGCTACTCAGGTAGGCGGTGGCAAGACTTTGATTGCCATCGAGGTAGCCAAGAGGCTTGGCACTGGGGTCAATCTTGTGATAGCCCCAAAAGGAACTCACAAGAGAGCTTGGGAAAAGACAATTCTTAGGCAGATACCTGATGCTCAGGTTCGCTATGTAAACTCAACAGTTTCTGGAAAGGAAGCTTTTACAGACCTGCACGAACATAATTCTGGCTGGTATCTCATCGGTCCAGAGCTGTTCAGGAGATTCAACTGGGCTAAGTGCCATCCTCAGTTGGCTGTCTTTGACGAGATACACAGAGCTTCTAACCGCAAGAGCAAGACCGCTGTGATGTTGCAGACATTGAGATCAGAAAGACGCATCGGTATGTCTGGAACGATAGCCGGCAACAGGATTGAAGGCTTCTGGTCTGTGCTTCGTTGGGTGTATCCCGGAATTGCAGACAAGAGCTTTTGGAAGTGGGTCGACAAGTATTGCACCACCAAGTTTGACCCGTTCGCTGGGAAGATAGTTTCTGGTGAGAGGATGCCAGGAGGAATTGTTGCATCACTTCCCTGTTACATCAGACACCTCAAGCGAGATAACTGTTGTGAGCTTCACCCCAACGGAATGGATGCAGACCTGCCAGCAATCGTGGAAGAGCAGAGAGTAGTTCAATTAGCTCCTGCCCAGAGAAAGATATATAAGGAGTTCGAGAAGGAACTATTCGTCTGGTTAGAAGGTAATCCTATGATTGCCGAAGTGCCAGTAGCCCAGAGAGTTCGGCTTCGCCAGATCACACTCGGTGTGCCTAGCGTTGACGATGAAGGGGTTGTGCACTTTGCAGATGATTGCAAGTCCAGCAAGATAGACGAGATGTTTGACATCATCTCTGACTTGCCAGATGGCGAACCGCTGCTGGTGCTTACTCACTCACAGAAGTTTGCAAAGGTAGTTACCCAGAGGCTGAACAACAAGAAGATTGTGAGCTTTGAATGGTCTGGTGCTAAGCCCCAGCCGGTCAGAGATATTGCGCTTACCGACTTCATCGCTGGAAAGATTCAGGTCATAGTCGCTGTAATTTCTGCAATTGGAGAAGGCACTGACGGGCTACAAGAAGTTTGCTCGACAGTTATTTGGCTGAGCAAAGATGATAACCGATTGATGAATGAACAGGCAGCAGGTCGACTTGACCGGCAAGGGCAAACACAAGCCGTGTTGAGCTTTGACATTATCGCTGACGGGACTTATGATGAAGGTCAGCTAGGTAAGTTGGTAAAGGACCGACTTAGTATGAATAGGAGTTTGAGAGGAAACTAATGATAGTAGATATGAAAGATATGAGCAACAAGATTTATTGGACAAAAGGACGTGAGGCTGGCATTGAGGCAGAGCGTGAGCGCATAATCAAAGTGTTTCAGGCTAAAGAGGCAAGGCGCACCATCATCGAAGCCTTGGAATACCCTTATACGGCTCAAGAGCTAGAGGACACAATTAGGGAGGGACAAGATGGATAGTGATGAGTTCAAAGAAAAAACCCGAAAACATTACATTGAGAGCCTTGAAACAACCTTGGCAGAGCAAAAAGCAATTATTAGAGAACTGACAGGGAAAACAATGACTGGTAAACGCAGAAAAGTGCGACAAACTCCATACGATTTTTCGTTCTGGGCGGGCATGGCCGTGGGCATGATTGCTTTTGCGACATTCTTTTTGGCCCTAGTGCTACTAGACAAGATGTAACGGAGGCACAAGATGACTAAGCAAGAACTCGCAACCGTATTAAAGTCAACACCCGAATGGCAAGAATTTATGAAGTGCTATGACGCACGGTCTGCCGCATTCAACTTGGTAAGCGAATGCGAAAAAGCCCT